ATCTCTTGGAACTGGAATTCCTCTCATATCAACAAATCTTTCAGTTGGAAGTTGTGCAACATCCGACCATTCACTATTAGGAATACGATATGGTGTCCCTCTCACGCCAGTATAGAGATATTTATGTAGAGTTATAGGAGGAACCGCAACTGCACCCTGAGCAGAGTTATTTAGTAAGCTTATTGCAAGTTCGTCTCTTTGAGTTAAACGAACATAGTGCAGATTGCAACCTAGAAAACCACCTGTTCGCATTTCAATCACATATGCGAGTGGATACATGTCATAATATGGTTGTTTTGTCTGTGCCGAGTATGTGAAAAAGTACATTTCGCCAGGTGCAAATCCAGCCGTATCTGCATAATCAGTTTCAAATCTCGTAGATCCAAGTTCCTCAAGTAATTGACTGCGAAAATAGTCCTCATTCACTTGACCACTCACTTTATTTAAAATCGTTTGGAGAATACTCATCGGATTCCTAGTTCTTTTTCAGTCATAATTTTAAATTCTAATTTACGATCATCACAAAACTCTCTCGCTGCTTTCCACTTTGCCTGATTCTTGGCGTATGTCATTGATTCGTTGATAAGTGTTTTTCTTGATTTTCCTTTTGTTGCTTTTGGTTCTTTTGTTTCTCTCATCGGTTTCACTTCAATCACCGATCTACGAATATTGCTATCTTTGTCTTTGTATTTAATAAAAAAGTCAGGAAAATATCTACGAACACGATTTGTTGTTGGATCTTTATATGGTATCCAGAATTCTTCTGACGCCCATTCAAGTATATTTTCATTCAAATCGCAGTAATTCATGAACTTTCTCTCCCAAAGAGACCGATAAACTATGTTTTTTGAGTCTCCTTTGTATTTTTTGGGATTAGAAGGCCTATATATTCCTTTATAGCTCATATATAGTAATAACAACTTACGTTTATTTATCGTGGGAATTCCAACTAGAGATATAATATTTAAAGGAAGCGTTGATAGAGTCACTGATATCATTGCACGCCCGTCTCTTGATACCTTTTATGAGGTTGATTTTGCATTTGGTGGAAAAGATTTATCCTCACCATGGCTAAGTTCATTAAGTTCAATTGGTAAAAAAAGAACACAGGGAACAGATTTTCAAACAAAGATGTCTTTATTATGCACACAAGCTGAACTTCCAGGCACAAGTTTTATAGAATCTTCAGTGACTGGTAATCATCAGGGTATTACAGAATTATTTCCAAATCTTAGAAACTTCCCACCACTAAATCTCTCTTTTTATGTTGATGCAGATCATGTAATTTTAGAAGTTTTAGAAACTTGGATGTCATACATTAATCCAGTTCTAAACAAAGGTGCTTCTAATGCATACGCAGTCTTTAATTATCCAGAGGACTATAAAGAAAGAATTTATGTCACAAAATTTGAAAGAGATACCTTTATAAAAGAATCACGAGCAGCATCCTATCAATCTAAGATGTCAAGTTATGAATTTATCAATGTGTGGCCAATTAATTTAACATCGATGAGAGTTGCCTATGGTGATTCAAATGTGTTAAGATGTAATATACAATTAGCTTATGATAGATTTCAAACGTCATTTAATTATCCAGATGTTCAAAGAAGAGCAATTAGCACACCTGATGGTATTATTAACTCAAATGATATCAGAGATAGAATGATTCCTGATCTTTCAAACACCACTCCCAAAGAATTGATGACTGGCGGTATCAATAAAGACTCTGCTCGGAATAATGTTAATGCTGGCTTAAATAATTTTCGGAACAATATTAATGCTGGTATAAACGCCTCTCCATACAAATAAATAAAACACTGAACCAAATATTATGCCATTACCCACCATTGAAACTCCAACTTATGAGTTAAAATTACATTCATCAAATAAAAAGGTCAGATATCGACCCTTTCTTGTGAAGGAAGAAAAGGTTTTGATTATAGCATTAGAATCAAAAGATCAAATGGAGATTACAAATGCTGTGAAGGAAGTATTAAAAAAATGTATTCTCACAAAGGGAATTGATGTTGATAGTCTTCCGACCTTTGACATTGAACATCTTTTTCTCAATATTCGTGCTAAGTCAATTGGTGAGGATATTAAATTAACAGTAACATGTCCTGATGATGGAGAGACAAAAGTTCCAGTCACAATTTATGTGGATGAAATCAAAGTCACAAAACCAAAAGGACACACAAAGGATATTAAATTAGATGATAAATTAACTCTTCGGATGAAATATCCGTCTCTCAATCAATTTATTGAAAATAATTTTAATACAGAGGATGAAGCTGAAACTCTGGTTGATAAAACTTTTAGAGTCGTTGCTGATTGTATGGATACAGTTTTCACTGGTGAGGATGCATGGGAGGCAAAAGATTATACTCCACAAGAGAGACTTGACTTTGTTGAACAATTGAACTCAAGTCAATATAAAAAGGTAGAGAACTTTTTTTCAACAATGCCTAAACTATCTCATACAATTGAGGTTGTAAATCCAAACACAAAAGAAAAGGGAAGTGTAGTTTTGGAGGGTCTGGCTGATTTTTTCGCCTAAGTATTGCAAGAGAGGATCTTGAATCCTATTTCCGTATCAATTTTGCTCTCATGCAATACCATAAATACAGCTTGACGGAACTTGAAAATATGTTGCCTTGGGAAAGAGAGATTTATATCGCTCTTCTTACGGAATATATTGAAAAAGAAAATCTAAAGAGACAACAAGCAGAGGGTGCTGGACAGTATGGCTGAAGAGAATAAAAAAATAAACATAAACAGTTTCTTTGAGAGAACCGAAGAGGTTGGTGGCATGGCTGGTAAGGCCTTGCAAAATTCTGAACTTAATGCGAGTGCGATACAAGCGAATAAAACACTGATTAATAGTCTATCGGTTACAATCGAAGCAATGCAAACTGAAATTCGTGATATTGCAAATTATATTGTGATAGAGAATAAACTTGAAAAAGATAAAAAAGAAGATGAAAAATTTGAAGCAGAAGATGCGAAACAGAAAAAAGATATAAAAGATCAAATTCTTGCTGCTGGAAAACAAGGCCCAAAAGGAGACAAAGGGGATCCAGCTCCAAAAGGAGAAACAAAATCATCTGGTGGTAATTTTATTGGAGGTCTTATAAAAGCTCTTGTGGTTGGTGGAACAGCAATCGCGGCTGCTAAATTTTTAGCACCAGTTCTTATACCAATGGTTTTAAAAGTTGGTGTTCCATTAATAGGAAATTTGGTTGGTAATTTAACTGGATTTGCTATTGGTGGTTTTGCAACTAAACTAGCATTAGGTCTTAGTGCATTAGGAGGAATTTCAATTTTAGGAGTTAAACTTGGATTTTTTAACAAACTTGCAGAGGGTGTTACAAAAAATTATGAGAGTTTATCAAAATCTATTAGTGAAAAAGTCAAATCAATTTTCACTCCCAAAGCTGGTGAGGAGGGAAAATCCTCTGGATCTAACTTAAGTCTTTCAGCTGGTGGTGAAGGCGGAATCGCAGGGGATTTAAAATTAGATGATCCTAACATAAAGGATAAACAAGAAAAAAAACAAGAAGAGAAAGAGGTAAGGACTAAGAAGAAAGGTAAAGTTACACCAAAACCAGCCATGGAAGTCGGTAAATTTAAACCAACACCACCAGAAAAACCAAAAGGATTTAAAAGATTTCTTGCTGGTGCTGGTGATTTTATAACTGGTGGTCGATTTGATCTTGATAAGAGAGGATCATCTGTAACTGATAAATTAAATGTTCCAGCAACAATCATGAATGCTGTAGCACCACCAAAACCTGATACCTCAGCAATTGCTCCAGCAAACACACCAAACACCTCTCAGGCAATCATAAGACCAACTTCACCAACGATACCTTTTATTAAAACTGTTAAGAATCAATATCTATCCACAAATCCAAATACAAACAAATTACCACCAGAAATTGCTAGGATGATACAATAATGGCTGAATCACAGTTTCTCATTACTAAATGTCTCCTACGACCTAACGAGGGATCCTCCCTAGACGAGGACTATGATATTGTTCGTGGTAATCCGATCATAAATTATTTTGAGAGCATTGAAAGTCCCTCAATTTCAATGACGATTACTTTTGTTGATGTCGATCAGGTATTGGGTCGAAAAGGAATCACTGGTGGAGAATTTATAAATTTGACAATTAAAGATGGAGATGTAGATAAGTTTAAAATTACAGATGACCATAAGATGATGCTGAATTCAGTCAGAAATATGACGACTGAAACAAATAAACAATATGCAACTCTAGAGTTTGTTTCAGTTGAAACAATTGTTAATGAAACTGCAAGAGTCACTAAAAAATTTACTGGTAATGTCGCAAATATTGTTGAAGAATTATTAGTGTCAGATAAAAAAGGAATTCAAACAGAAAAAAAATTAGAAAAAGATCAAGCCACCAACTCTTATTCATTCATAGGTAACTTAAAAAGACCAATCGATACAATTCAATGGTTATGTCCAAAGGCACAATCATCCACAACAAATTTTGGATTTTTATTTTATGAAAATTTAGATGGATATCATTTTAAATCAATTGAAAAATTATTAAAACAAGATCCAATTGAATATAGATATACTGACAAACCAGATGATTTTGATATAGGGCCTTTTAAAATATTACAAAACCAAGTTAATCAAACAAATGACATTGGTATGAATTGTCGAATGGGAATGTATGCTAATCGGACAATATACATTGACATTGAGAATCAAACAAATCAAGAAGTTGATTTTAAAATTACAGATTTAGATTTAAAGAAACCAGTTAAATTATTAGATGGAATTGAGGACTTTCCAACTCGATTAATGCTTCGTGTTAATGATTTCGGAGTTGCACAAGTTGGAGCTGCAAAGTCTGATGTTCAACCATTAAGTGAGCTTGCCGTTTATCAAAATAAATCTTATATTAGAAATAACTTATTATTTTCTCAATCATTAAGTATTGCAATTCCGTTGAATACCACATTGAGAGCTGGATTCGTAATTGATATTAAACTGCCTTTGAAAAAAGGTGATGGAGGAGATTCAACAAATTCAACTGGAAATGAAAAAACTAATGATCCTAGTGGAAAATATTTAATATCTGAATTAAGACATGTACTTGGAGCTGGTGCGGCAGAAACGCAACTAACTTTAATTCGTGATGTCTTTACCGCTTAAATAGTAAAAAAAGAACTAATCTTATGAAATCAATCGAAGATCACATGGAACACGATAAGAAGATTATCGATGACCCACAAGCAAACCCAGCAGCGAGAAGACACGCTAAGGAAGAGTTACATGAACTCGAAGAGTATGCAGAACATCATAAGGAAGAGATTGCAGCAGGCGATCATCATGATCCAAATGCTTTAGAATTATTTTGCGACAATCACCCAGATGAACCTGAGTGTCTAATCTATGACGATTAATTAAATGTTTAATCCAGCAGAACAAAACTTTATAGGAAGAGATCCAATGCAATGGTGGATCGGTCAAGTCACTGATCCAGTTAAAGGAGAGTGGGATACCTCTCTAGAAAATAAACAGGCAGAGGATGGTAAAGATGTTTATTCACATCGATGCCGTGTTCGCATTGTAGGATATCATGGATGTGAAGATGATCTACCTGACAAGGACTTACCATTAGCACACGTTCTCTTACCACCTAATACTGCAACCACTGGTGGTTGTGGTGACACTTTGCAATATCAAGGTGGAGAAGTTGTTGTTGGATTTTTCTTTGATGGTGCGGATGCACAACAACCAGTTATTTTTGGAACTTTATTCAAACAACCTTTTATTAAAGACGAACTAACAACTGAACAGTTCAACGCCAAAAAACAAACTTGTTTTGTCCCTTACACTCCACCAAAAGTCAGGCAAATGTCTGGAAAGGATAAAGCATATGAACAATCACCTTGGGGTGCTGGATTTAGAGTATTTGCCACGGTGGTTGCTGGAAAAGTAATTACATCTTCAGTTCTTTCACAAAAACAAAGTAACAGTGATACAAATGTAAAAATTACAAATACAACAGCGTGTGAAGATAATGAAATATCAAAGATGACCAATGTATTAAAGGACTTTACTGAAAAAATGAAAGTTCTTCAAGACATTGGAAACTTGACTGTTGATCCTTTATACGGAGGTGTTATTGATAAGACATCAGAGATCAAACTTGCATCAATTAAGATGCATAACTCAATGTCAAAGCTAATGCGTCGTGGTCGTTCATGGATGATACAAGATACTTTAGATAAATTAAATTTAACTTTAAAAGATAAGACACCAATTTCTTTAACAACTAGTGTTGGATTAGCTTCAAAAGGTCTAACTGACATAATGTTTTGCAATATTGAGAAGATAAACGAACAACTAGGAGACTATCTTGAAAAAAGTTTAGCAAATATGCTTGGATCAATTTTGGATGTACCTCTCTGTGCAGTTGAAAGTTTTCTAGGTGATATGTTTGGACAGATCAATAATATTCTTGATACTGTGATGGGAGATTTATTTGATCAACTTAATAATATTCAAGGTGGTGGTATTGGTCTTCCAAGTAAAGCATTTCAAAAAGGAATCAATTTTGCAAATATATTAACAAACGCTCTTGAATGTGATGCACAAAACTGTCCTGAGAACACAACATTTACTTCAAAGGGAGGTCTTGCAAAAAATCTTGAAGATTCATTTGGTAGTGTATTTGGTCTTGCTGATTTAAGTTCTCTGACTGATCCGATTTCAGATCTTGCTGATGGTTTGATTCCAGACATCAGTGTGCCATCACTTTCTGGTAATGCTTTAAAAATTCCTAAACCAGATTGTAAAACTAATGTTCTTAAATGTGGGCCACCAAGAATTGACTTTATTGGAGGTGGATTTGATAAAACTGCATCTGGAAGTGCAGTTGTAAATACACTCGGAAATATTATTGGTGTTGCAATTAGTGATGGTGGAAGTGGCTATAAAGAGCCACCTTTACTTACATTTGTTGATGGTTGTGATAATGGTTATGGTGCTGGAGGTTATGCTGTAATTGAAAATGGTAAAGTTGTAAAAGTTGTAATGACAGATGGTGGTCAAGAATATATACCAAACACAACAGAAACTGATATTGATGGAAATGTGAAAGAGGTGATTCCAGATCCAAATGGAAACTATGATGGTGAAGTATCTTACATTACTTCTCTCTCAGATTTAGTTGTTGAAAATACAGGATTTGGATATGAAGAAACAGACACTGTGACAATTGAAGGATCAGAAGTTGAATTAGATATAAGAGATGGTAGAATTGTAGGAGCAAATATTATTAATGCTGGATCTGGATATACTTCGATTCCCGAAGTTATAATAAATAGTGATACTGGATGCATCGCAAAATTATCACCAGTTCTTCAATTTACTAGAGTTGATGATGCGGTTCAACGTGCTGATACAAATATTCCATTTAATACAGAGTTACCTGTTGTGACTGTAATTGATTGTGTTACAAAATAAGAGATGACAAAACCAAAGGACGGAAAAAATCAAGAGGTTACATCTAAGCTGAGATATAGTATATCCAGTGGTGACATGGATAGCATACATGGTATGTCTAACTATCAGGTGACGACTCAAGAAGCACAGATTTTTGGATTCTATGCTGATACTGGACAAGGTAAAGGTGGTCAAGGTGGGCCTGGAACTGGAAAACATTTATTGAATACGCCAGGCATGTCAATGGAGGTCGTTGGTGAGGGATTAAAGGTCAGAAACGCTGGTGATATTACACAACTCCCAGCTAAAATTATAGAAGCAAAGAAAGGTGACATTATAATTGAGTGTCAAAATGGAGACATTACACTCAGAGCGAGAAATATCAATTTTGAGGCGAATGGTTCTGGTAATAAAGACGGACAGATTTTAATTGATGGAAATCGACTTATAGATATCAAAGCACCTGATGTCAAAGTTCAAGCAGAAAAATATACGTTGAGAGCGACTCAAGAGATTGATCAAGTCACGAGTGGTTTTATGAAAATGATATCTGGATTCAAATGTGATGCACAAAAATGTGATGATTTACAAAGAGGAATGGCAAATGTCTTAGAAAAGGCAACGACTTTAGAGATTCCAAAAGTCGGTGAGAAATTAAAAGCAATCTCAGAGAAAGGAAAAGGATTTGCAGAGAAAGTAAAAGGTGTAGCTGGAGATCTAGAGGGTCTTGCAGAGGAATTAGCAGAGAATGTTGATACAGATGCTATCGATCAATCATTTAGTCAAGTTGGTGAGGCTCTTGAAGAAGGAGACATAGGAGCAGCGACTCAAAATATACAAGATGCGTTAGGTGGGTTCTTAGGAGGATTACAATGAGTTCAATACCAAGACTTAATGCAGATAAAATACTTGTTGGAGGAAATGATGTCTCTCAACCAATCGGTGAGAGTGATCAAACTCCAACTGGAACCGCCATTTTAAATGGCCCTGTTGTTTGTGGTAAAGTCAATAAGACACAGAATAATTATGAGGGTGTGTTAAATGTATCCTCTAATTCTGCACCTCAAATATCTCTCGATAGTTCGCCAAAATTAAATGTTAATTTAGCAGTCAAGTCTGATGGTAACGTTACCATTGAAGGTGACGGTAAAACGGATCATGGATTGGATGTCTCTGGTGGTGCGACTGTTGATGTTTTAAGAGTTCGTGGTGATGCTTTCTTTGATGGTAATGTTGATTGTGGTAACAAGGGAAGACTTGCAGCCAGATTCGCAGTTGCGGATAGCAAACCAAAACCATTTGATTTAAAACATCCAACAAAGGGAGAGGGTCATCGACTTCGTTATGCATGTATTGAAGGCCCCGAAGTTGGAGTTTATTATCGTGGTAGATTAAAAGGTAAGAATATCATTGAATTGCCATACTATTGGAAAGATCTTGTTCATGAAGATAGTATCACAGTTCAATTACAACCGATTGGTAAGAATCAAAATCTTGTGATTGAAAGTTTTAACAGTGAATATATAGTGATTGAACTTGGTGCAAATCAAGATTTTCTAACTAATGAGATTTTAATTGATTGTTTCTATCATGTATATGCTGAGAGAAAGGACATTAACCCATTAATAGTTGAATATGAGGGTGATAGTTGGGAGGATTATCCTGATCCTAACTTTAATCCGAACAAAGTTGATGATGATAAAAAAACTTATAACGATCCTCAGTTCTCTGGCCCACCCAACACAATCACAAGTTGATAAATAAAACAGAAGAAAATTTGTACATAGCCCAATAAGATGCCTCTTTCAAGACTGGAGAATTTTCTAAAGAATATTCAAGGTAATGTTATCTACGTTGATCCCAATGAATTGGATGCGACTGATAGTATCGAGAATCAAGGAAACTCCCAAACCCGACCATTTAAAACGATCCAAAGAGCTCTGATTGAAGCTGCTAGGTTTTCGTATGTTGCTGGACAGAGAAACGATAAGTTTGATTTAACCACCATCATCCTTGCTGCTGGTACGCACACGGTTGATAACAGGCCAGGATTTATACCTGTTGATGTAAGTGGAAATGCAAGATACACAACAAGATTTGGAGAAACAAACCAGATATTAAGTCCGTTTGGACTTGGTAGTAACTTTGATTTAACATCACCTGATAACGAACTATTCAAATTAAATAGTGTTCGTGGTGGTGTAATCATCCC